TTAATAAATGGGAGGTGGATTATTACAATTAGTTGCTTATGGTGCGCAAGATGTTTATTTAACTGGAAATCCTCAAATTACTTTTTTTAAGGTTGTATATCGTCGTCATACTAATTTTTCATTAGAATCTATACAACAATCTATTAATGGTAATTTTGATTGGGGAAATCGTGTATCGTGTCAAATATCTCGCAATGGTGATTTAGTGCATAAAATGTATGTAGAAGTAGAATTAGAAAAATTATATGATGGAAATAGTATTGTTAATATTCTTACACAAGATTTAGATCGTTATGTTAATTTTATTGGTCATCGTTTATTAAAATCAGTTGAAGTTGAAATTGGTGGTCAAAAGATTGATAAACAATATTCACATTGGATGTATATTTGGAATGAATTATCATTACCTATTGGAAAAATGGATGGTTATCAAGAAATGATTGGTGCAGATTCTGATATGACAAGTTTTAAAGATAATAAAATATATATTCCTTTAGAATTTTGGTTTTGTCGTAATATAGGTTTAGCATTACCATTAATTGCTCTTCAATATCACGAAGTAAAAATAAATATAGAAATAGAATCTTTTGATAATTGCACTTATAATGGAACTGCGTATGTTAAAAATACAACTGGAACAGTTAATAGAAAATCAATTAAGAATGCAACGATTTGGTGTGATTATGTATTTTTAGATACAGATGAACGTAAAAGATTTGCTCAATTATCACACGAATATTTAATAGAACAAGTACAAATGAATGAAAATACAGTTAGTGGAACAAATGAACAAAGTGTATCTTTAGTTATGAATCACCCTGTAAAAGAAATTATATGGACTATTAATGATACTGATAAAGCAAATTTAGAAAATCAATGGTATAATTATACGGATTCTACAGTATTTGCAGATTCTAATAGTGAAGCAATCGATAGATTTGGTAATAATTCAAATTCATTACTTCAAAATACCTTATTTGGTATAGATCCAGATGGAAATAATTCAATTTCTTCAGCTAATTTACAATTAAATGGAAATGATCGTTTTGCAAAAAGAAATGGAGATTATTTTTCATTGGTCCAACCATATCAACATCACACAAATATACCAAGTAATGCGGGTATTAATGTATATTCATTTGCATTAAAACCGGAAGAACATCAACCATCAGGAACATTAAATATGTCAAGAATAGATACTGCAAAACTTGTAGTAAAACCTAAAAAAGGAGGAACAATAAGGGTATGGGGTGTTAATTATAATGTTTTACGTATTTTAAGTGGTATGGGTGGTTTAGCTTATTCTAATTAAATTTTTAATTAAATCTAAAATTGAAAGATTATTTGGTAATTTTTGTAAATATATAACAAAGTTTAAGTAATGTTGAATAGGTTCAACATTTTTTGTATAATATAGTATAATATAATAAATAAAAAACATTGAATAACCAAATACAAGATCAATAGGATTAAAAACATGTTTCAATGTTAAAATTGGTATTATTTTTGCAAAAATAACTCCAATTAAAATAAAATATAATATTTTTTTTGTAGATATTTTAAGATAAATCATATAACATATTAACCAAGATACAAATGATAAAATTAAATAGAAACTAATAATAGGATTAAAAGGTATAATATTTAACATATATAAGAAATACCATAATAAAACATAAAACGAAAAATATTCAGTAATTTTAAACATAATTATTATAATTTAAGAATATAAATTATTTAACAAATATTTTTTTATCTTATCTAATAATAAAGATAAAATGGGTGGAGGTCTTCTTCAACTTGTAGCTTATGGTGCCCAAGATGTATATCTTACTGGCAACCCTCAAATAACTTTCTTCAAAGTAGTTTATCGTCGTCATACTAACTTCTCTATTGAGTCAATTCAACAAACCTTTAATGGAAATGCTACCTTAGGTCAGCGTGTAACTTGCCAAATCTCCCGTAATGGTGATTTAGTTCATAAGTTATACTTACAAGCTAAAGTGAAAGCAGGAACTAATAGTGTTAAAAAGGTTGGACATAAACTCATTGAACAAGTAGAAGTTGAAATTGGTGGTCAAATGATTGATCGTCAATATGGTGAATGGATGAATATCTGGAATGAACTTACACTTCCTAAAGGTAAAGAAACTGGTTTTAAAACAATGGTTAATTATAATGGTGGTGATACAAATGTAAACACAGTATATGTTCCTCTTGAGTTCTGGTTTTGCCGTAATATTGGTTTAGCATTACCATTAATTGCTTTACAATATCACGAAGTTAAAATCAATCTTACATTAGGTTCAAAAACAGCACTTGGTGACGGTGCAACTGTTTCAAATGTAGAATTATGGGCTGATTATATCTTCTTAGATACTGACGAACGTCGTCGTTTTGCCCAATTATCCCATGAATACCTTATTGAACAAGTTCAATTTACTGGTGGTGAATCAATTGCAGCAGGTGCTACAACAACAAAATCCAAACTTTCATTTAATCACCCTGTTAAAGAATTAGTATGGGTTAATAGAGAAGCTACTGATACTGATTTCAGTAATTTACCAACTACAGATTTCCAACTTCAACTTAACGGTAATGATCGTTTTGCTAAGCGTGATGCCAAATATTTCACACACGTTCAACCTTATCAACACCACGAAAATATTCCTGATGGAACAAATATCCACGTATATTCTTTTGCATTAAAACCGGAAGAACACCAACCATCTGGAACTCTTAATATGTCTCGTATTGATACAGCAACTGCTATTGTCGGAACTGCTTCTGGTTCTGCTGCAGGAACTCTTAATATGTATGCTGTGAATTACAATGTGCTTCGTATTCTTAGTGGAATGGGTGGTCTTGCTTATTCTAACTAAATATATTAACAAATTATTTTTTTTCTGTATTAATAATAAATACAAAATGGGTGGAGGTCTTCTTCAACTTGTAGCTTATGGTGCCCAAGATGTCTATCTTACTGGCAACCCTCAAATAACTTTCTTCAAAGTAGTTTATCGTCGTCATACTAATTTCTCTATTGAGTCTATACAACAAACCTTTAACGGAAATGCTAGTGCAAATAATCGTGTAACCTGCCAAATCTCCCGTAATGGTGATTTAGTTCATAAATTATATGTAGTTTTTGATACAGTTAATGTAGATGATGCTCGTAAATGCATTAAAAAAGTAGAAGTAGAAATTGGTGGTCAATTAATTGATCGTCAATATGGCGATTGGATGACAATCTGGAATGAACTTACTTTACCAAAAGGAAAGAAAGATGGTTATGATTATATGATAGATGGAACAGCTTCTACAGCTGCATATGTTCCTCTTGAATTCTGGTTCTGCCGTAATATTGGTTTAGCATTACCGCTAATTGCTTTACAATATCACGAAGTTAAAATCAATATTGAATTTACTTCTACAGGTTTCTCTGATGCCACCTTATGGGCTGATTACATCTTCTTAGATACTGATGAACGTCGTCGTTTTGCTCAATTATCTCACGAATACCTTATTGAACAAGTGCAATTCACGGGTGGTGAAAGTTTAAGCAGTAGTGATACTACTCTTAGTGCCAAACTTTCATTTAATCATCCGGTTAAAGAACTTATATGGCAAAGAACAGATAGTGATGGAACTACTCATAAATCAACTGGTAAAGCAAAACTTATGCTTAACGGTAATGATCGTTTTGCCGAGCGTGATGCTATGTATTTTACTCACGTTCAACCCTATCAACATCATACCAATATCCCAGCACAAAATAAATGGATCAATGTATATTCTTTCGGATTAAAACCGGAAGAACATCAACCATCTGGAACACTTAATATGTCTCGTATTGATACTGCTCAACTTAAACTTAGTTCTTTTAGTGAAGGTGCGGGTGAGGTCAAGATCTATGCTCATTCCTATAACGTTCTCCGTATTCTCAGTGGTATGGGTGGTCTTGCGTATTCTAACTAAATCAACATTCAAATTATTTTTATATAAAATATTAGTAAAAATAAATCTAATATATAAAAAATTATTTTCTTAGCTTATATTAAAAATGGGTGGAGGTCTACTTCAACTTGTAGCTTATGGTGCCCAAGATGTCTATCTTACAGGCAACCCTCAGATCACTTTCTTCAAAGTAGTTTATCGTCGTCATACTAACTTCTCTATTGAGTCTATACAACAAACTTTTAACGGAACCCCTGGTATTGGAAAACGTGTAACTTGCCAAATCTCACGTAATGGTGATTTAGTTCATAAATTATATGTAGTTTTTACAAATCCATCAGATGATCATTTAACAGATGGTCGTGACTGTATTGCCAAAGTAGAAGTTGAAATTGGAGGTCAATTAATAGATCGCCAATACGGAGATTGGATGAAAATCTGGAACGAACTTACTTTACCTGCAGGAAAAGAAGATGGTTATAATGAAATGATAAAAGCAACTTCTAATATTGACCCCATTCCGAATACCAAAGCATATGTTCCTCTTGAATTCTGGTTCTGCCGTAATATTGGTTTAGCATTACCGCTAATTGCTTTACAATATCACGAAGTTAAAATCAATATTGAATTTAGTTCTACAGGTTTCTCTGATGCCACCTTATGGGCTGAT